TCTTCCCCCCATAAAACAACCCCCCCCCAAAAAAAAAGGGGGGGGGGGGGCGCTACTCCTAGAAGATGGGATAGGTCGCGTTAAACGAGAGCACCGAGTTATCGGCAAGGTTGGAACTCACGAGCAACTGACTGTACGTGTCCGCAATAAGCGGGAAAGCAGTTGTCAGATTCCACGACGTCACGTACATGTTCCTGAACGGTCTCGCCCATTGGGGAAGAGTGAACAGTCTGTCTAATCCAGACATCTGAATCGTCCCAAACGTTCCGTGAATCTCCACCGTATCACGCTTACGACACACATACGCTTGCAGATTGTTGTCATTCTTGACTTTGGCGTAGTTGGTCCCATCCTTAAGGTTGTGCCAACCGTAGTCGTCCCAACCAGAGTCACCGTTAAGCCACTGGTCAAACCTCCTCTGCGCGTACTCGTATCCGGCAGTGGAGAAATGTACCCCAGCACCTTCGGGGAAATAGGTCTCATTCTTCCCGTTGTGGAACCATGACCTAGACCCCTCGCACACTAGCCCGCCGTACGGGACAAGTAGTTCCTTGAGCGTGTTCGTGGCTTTCGCACAGTTCATAGCCATGTCCCAGTTGTTGTTAAGCGAGTGTTCGTTATATAGGACGGGGATGGAGTAGATCTTAGCGTTAGGGAACTTCTTCGTGGCTCGAGTGATAAAATTTGACGCAGAATTACGGATGTCATTCTGCCCGCGAATATCATTGAGCATGTCAATGATATAAATCTGACCAACCTGTTTCGCGATCTCCCCATCCAGTTCTGAGATAGCCCTATCCAACTGAGTGTTGAAGTTATTGTCACTGGTGCTGGTGAAACCGCCACCAGAATACCCGTAGTTATGAGGAATCTCCCCCTTTCCCATGAGCCACTTCTCCCAGACACCGTTGGGCCATCCACGCGGTTCGGCGTTAGATGATCCAATGATTAGCGAATGCGGATACAACTTATTGTGAACGGGGTTATACCGGCCGTCACTGGCTTCTTTGGTGTACACCTTAGACAGGCCGGTGTTAATTGTGTTCGTGGTGTCAGTCTTGAACTTCTCGTATGCGGATTTCGTTACGAGATCAAGACGGCTACCATTCATTAGCGGCGCGGAAACGTAGTCACCGTTTTGTTCGAAAGCGTGTTCGATCAACTTGGCCTTGAACTCCTCAATAAGAGTGTTCATTGCGTTGATCTTCGCTTCCGTGCTCGTACGAGAGTCGTTGAGGAACGACTCAAAGTCGTCCAACTTCTTCTTTGAGTCATTAGCCCATTTCTCTGCAACCTCATTGATCCGCTTGACCATCCCCTCAACTTCCTTACCGAAACCTTCGGCATAGGTGATGGTGTCCACGACGGCCCTACGAATACGCTCAAGAATCTCAAGGACAGTCAGTCCGTTGTTGTACGTGAACGGAGTCGAATAGGGGGTAGTAGGCGGGTTCAGGCGGTACAGCGCAGCGTCAATAGCGCTCACGCGCGGGTCATTAGTATCCATACCAATCTGCTCCAATCATGTCAGTAGGCGGCGTCCAAACCGCCATGAAAAGCGGTTCAAGTTGGCCGATCACCATCATATCAACGTTAATAATCGCATCACGGTGGGCCTGAATGAGAGAGGCCATCGAGCCTGAGAACCCCTCCTGAGTCCCCGTGCCGGAACCGTCACTAGACGACGTGGAGGACTGCCTGCCTCCACCCTCACTGGACGACTTGACTCCGGTCAGAGAGGTAGAGTCGGCCGCTCCCGTCGCATAGTCCCCATTACCGGAGAGCATGACCTGAGGTGTCTCGGACTGGACTGCACGGGACTTAGCGTCGGTACTTGAGGTGGACGTACCCCTTTCGCTGCTCTCAGTACTGGTGGTGGTAGAACCGGTGTTTGAGTTCTTGGACGTCATCTTAACTGTCAGGAACGGGTCACGCTTTATCAACTCAGACTCATACATCTGGTTGTAATAGGGCATGATCTCATTCATCTTAACCTTTAACTGGAAAAGGAAGATGTCAACGGTCTCATGTCCGATCTCATTAAACCAGAAATGATTTTTGATCTTAGAATTCAGAGTTGAGCGATACTCCTCTGAGAAAATTTCGTAATGTGAAAGAGCGTCGTCTATGAGTCGTTCGTCAATCTTCCTTAACTCTGTTGTGTAATTACTCATTAGGGCCTCCTAGATCGGTGCTGTTAGACGATTCCTGCTGAGAAAAGGGGTCCATATCAGACATAGGGTTAAGCACCTGCATGTCAGTGGTCCCGGCTGAGTCATCGAGGTTCCACGTCACATCCACGCTAAGCCCGTACTTGGCGTTGATCCACTCGCACGCGTACTTACGCGCCTGCAAGTTAACTGCGCGCATGGCAAGCACCTGACCGGAAGAACCGCTTGCTTCCTCAACGACCATTCGTTCTTTCTTGGAACTGTTGACGTTCATAATTCCCAGGAGGGTGAGCGCCTCATTCCAGGTCTTAACCTTTGCCTCCATCACATTGGGCAGGTAGTCCTTATTGATCCCCGTGGAGATGGAGCCAATCTTGTCCTGCAATGCTCCCATGCCCGTGACGGAGGAGACCTCAGCGATCATGGGGTTACCCTCAGCCAACTGTTTGTATGCATCCATGACGGACTTACGTTCATTGGTGTCAGCCGTCAGGAGGACGGGAACTCTCATGTGAATGAGATCAATCTCCGTGGTGGTATCAATCTCTGCCAGCCGGCGGGCATAGACACCAACGATATCGGTGTCTCCCGTCCTCAGATAGTTGTTCCAGATGGGGACACAGAGGTCAGATTTCATTGTCTTGTTTACCATGGTGTTCCCGTACACAATGAACTCTGTAGGGTTGTTGTACATGTTTGGCGTACCAAAACCGGCTCCACGCAATGCGAAGTAACGGCTGAATTCTTCGTCCCAGAAAAACACCGACAGTCCTTGGGAGAACAGAGTCATCTCAAGGAAGCGTGGGTCAATCTCCTCTGGAAGACCGGTCCAGTGATACCTATTCATGCACATTTCTGAGAGGACACGCGCGTACATTCTAGTGAGCACCTCCTTCCTCATCTTTCCGGGCTCCACCGACATTTCCCGGAGGAACGGGGCGTAAATAGATTCTCCTACAAAATCTGGTCTACTCATTTTAACGGACTCTCCTTACTGTCCCACATGATTGCAGTGTTATCTAACGTCACGTCACCAAGGTACTCCCTATCCCGCATAGGCGAGTGCCAGACGGTCACACCCTTTTCGAGAATACCCCTGAGCGTATCAACATACACCTGAGGGCACGAGGAGGAGGTGATACGCACATCCTGACACTTCCAGTAAGAGAAACGGTCCATAACCTGCAACCTGTCTGGAAGTTGAGAAAGGAAGAAATCACACGCATACCCGTACCGCTCCCAGAACTGCCCCTGCCTACGAATAACATCAGTAGAAACCATCTTCAACTTTGCAAACACCAGCGCACCGTTCATAATCCAGTTGAACGGGTCACCGCCGTTAGCACTAGAAACAGATGGTGGAGTGATCTGCGCATCCTTAACAGAGGCATTGATAGATGCGATCTGCTGCTGGTAATCACCCTGAGAGGCCCATTTAGCAAGGTCGCGGTTAGCGCTAGCATTATTGCCGGCGAGTATGTTCTGCTCGCTCTGATTAGCGCGCGTTAGATTCTGGGAGATAACGTTGCTCATGTTTCGAGCGTTAATATCAATTCCCGTACTGATATCAGAGGTGATCTGCCCCTGAACGTAGCCGCCAAGTTGTCCGATACCGGCCGCCGGGCTACTTAAGGCGGTCATGGTAGCGCCACCGATACCTGAAATAGCGCGATTAGCACTGTTAACCTGCTGGTGTGCCATCTGAGCGGTATTCGCTAGGGCGGTACTCAGGTTTTGAGCGCCAAGATTGTTCTGCATAATGGCGTTACCGGTGCGAATACCTCTCATTGTCGCATCAAATGAGTTATCGGCCGCACGAGTACTCTTATCGAGACCCCATGACGCAGCGCTCCTGCTCTGAGCAATTGAATGGGCGTGAGAGGCGTACCATATCATACTCTGGTCGTTAACAACTGGAACGTGCGGGAAGTTGTCAATAACTATCGCCTCATTCACGTACTCGGTATCGGTCTTCCACGCCGTATCGTTCTTATCGCTGTTATACCCGTCTACATAAGCGACAATGCGCGGGGACGGTGGGAGCAGGTGGAACTCAACTCGAAGGTCAAGTGTCTTGGCCCAGTTAAGGTACTCAGGTGAGACCGTAAGAGTCTGCCCGTTATTGAATGATAATTCAATGTGCATGTACGGTGAGGTGTAGAACTTGAAGAAGCGCTTAAGTCGTCTAAGGTTCTTACCGGTAATGTTATTATTGTTAACCTTAAAGAAATCAGGCAACTTTGTCGGGTGAAAGTCATATGCAACTTCTACGTTCTGAAAGTTGGAAGTGTGCGTTACGCGCTTCAAGCCGTAACTGCCCAACTTGCCACTAATAGTTTCGCCGATAACAACATTAGCGGGGACATAGTAAATATCTTGAATGCCCTGCGACACCCACGGAGCATTACTCAATTCCTTCATGATCTTAGGAAGATCGGTTAGCGAGCACATGTAGTACGACGCACCAGAAATAAGAGAAATTGACTTACTATTTTGCGACGCGTCCAAGTGAGGCACAGTGCTAGTCACATTAGCGCCTGTAGCGGCGTACATTGAAGGGTTGCCGGTAGTCCCGAAATCGGAGTCGAGATTAACAGTGGAAATAATGATCGCTACATAGTCGAACTGACGGTTGAAGTCGTTAACCTTTCCGGTCACGAGATTGCCGAACCAACTACGATAAATGGTCTGTCGCTCACCAAGAGAGAAACTTTCTGGCTGCTTAAGCCAATTTCGGCAGAAAGTCTTGAAACTGTCAAAGTTCCAATTATCCGTCAATTCTTTCTGAATTTGCTCAAGACAATGAGACCGCTCAATGTACGCCGAACGGAACTTAACGTGACTGTGGTAGGTCTGCCAAACGTCAAGGGAGATCGTTAACTGAGTAGTTTCCGGGGCAATGTAGTCAACAGAGTGGATGAAGTAGAAGAAAGTGGTAGCACGGTTTTTCTGAGAAATAGGGAAAGAACTGTTTTGAACGATGAGGTAGTTGAACACGTTTGCTTCGCTAAACGGAATGTTAATCCTCACAGGCATGTTCTGAGCACAATATGTAAGATGGTTAATGGTGACCGTCGGAATATTCCTGTCACGATTAAGGTCATGAATATACTTAATCGTCCTCTCAGGACTGTCAAACCAATACACGTCCCGATACATTGAGTCCCACGGAACATTGCACAACGTGACCTCAGTGCCAGGTCCCCACACAGAGTAGTCGAACTGGATGCCAAATGAAGAATCATTAGGCAGTGAACTAATCGTCGGCATATCTCCTCCAAAACTAACGGGGACCCCCCCCCCGCGGGGGGCGCGGGTGGCGGGGGCGGG